GTATCCAAGTCAAACTTACCAGCAGTTGTTGTACCAGTTTGGCAACCAGTTACTGCGGTACCGTAAATTGTGCGAACAACTTCACGGTTAATTTCAGCAAGAATTTCTGCTGAAAGAATGTTTGCCAATTCGGTTTCTGCGTCAAGACCATGAACTGCTTTCAAGTCTTGTGCAAGTTCGATTGAGTATTCAGCTTTCAATGCACGTGTACCAGCAGTTACAGTAACTTTCTCAATGCTGAATGCCATTTCATTGAAAGTCAAGTTTTCTGCTGTTGCAGTTGTCATTGCTGTGCAAGCTGCTGCGTTAGCAACGAAAGTGTTAGCTGCGGCAGAACCAACAGTCAATGCTTGTTGTGCACCAGCAATACCACCAAAGCCAGTATTAACTTCGTTGTAGAATGTTTCTGCTGCGCCAGCAGTTACGTTTGCTGTGCTATAGGTTGAACGCATTGCGAAAATCAAACCGGTAGGACCAGTCATTGGCTGAACGCCGCAGATGTCATAAGCGATAAGATTTGGCAATGAACGACGAACCAAGCTGATTAGAATTGGGTCAAAACCAGCAACTGGACCGCCTGCTGCTGCGCCACCACCAAAACCACCGGTACCGGCAGCGTTTGCTGGAGTAGCTTCTTGCAACATCTGACCTGATTTAATCATTTCAGCAGCTTGGTTTTCCAATACAACTGCTGTAACTGCTTTACGATATGGGTCAGAAATTTTTGGGAGTTCTGGATGGTCTAGAACTGATTCCCATTTTTTTTGTAGTGATTCGGACAAATACATGTTTATTTTCTCCTAAATTATTATTTTACTGTTGTTCTTGTTATTGCTTTTGAAACAGCGGCAACGAAAGCGTCGGTTGCAACTACTTTCTCGTCGGTTTCAATTTCCTCATGGAGTTGTTGTTCATCAGCTTTTTTAACACCTGATGGGAAATAGTTTTCACGGATAGTTTCAAGTTTTGTTCTGTATTCGTCCTCTGTGGAGAATTCAACACTTTCTGCAAGTGATTTGATTTTTTCAACTTGAGTATCGGTTAAACCATCGCAAACTTCATAAGTAATTTCTGTTTTGACTGATTCAATTAGTTGTTTTCTAATTTCGATACCACGTTCAATTTCTTCATTCAACTTGGTTTCTAGTTCTTCAACTTGACCAGCCAATTCGTCAACCAAATCAACTTTATCTTCTGGAACATCAATATAATGTTCAGCAAATAGATTACGCAATCCACCAATAAATTCTTCGGTCAATTCTGAGCGTAGTGATGATTCGATTGCAATTTGATTTTCTTCCATCCATTGTTCAACAACGTAGTTAAGATAATCGTCAACTTTTTCAGTTAAATCTGCTTGAATTGCGCCAACAGCTTCTTCTAACATTTCAGCATATTTGGCATCAATTTCTTCTTCGATTTGTTGAACACGGTCTGTAACACGTGCTTCAAAAATTGTTGCTGCTTTGGATTTGAAATCTTCAGAAATTGTTGAATCATCTGAGAACAATGCATCAACATCTTCTTTCATTTTCTTTTTCCATGCTTCAACAATATTTTCTTGTTCTTCTGAAATTTCTTCTTCTGCAATTACTTCATCATCAATTTCTTCTTCTTCTGAAACTTTTTTCAAAGTATCTTGTTTATCAGGCGAAGCATTTGATGGTTTAGTTGTTGGTGCAGTAGCACTTTTAGCTGCTTTTGCTGCATCCATCTTATAATGATTGTAGATATCATCAATCGATGTTGCAACTTTATTTGAACCTACATCTTGTTTTGGACCACCCAAATCTACTGAAGTAGAATCTTCGGGTTTTTGCATGGGCATAGCAGGAGCAGCTTTCTTGCTTTGAGAAAGAATATCTGCCGCAGCTTCCATAAGTTTATTTGTTGCCATTAGATTTCTCCTTATGATTTCTTATTTATAAATTTCAAAGTTTTCGTAAATAGTTTTCAAAGAGTTTTAATGCTGTTTGTTCGATTTGTGATTTAGGCGCACTCTTAATAATTCTTTTATAATTATCAAAATCTTCTTCGACAAATTTACCATCAATCATCATCCACTCTTTGTTTTCCATTATTCCGTTTACAAATGCGCCTGGTGCAGACGGGTCAGCAACAACATCAGCGGCAGTTGCAAGTCTTAGGTCATCTTGTACCAAATTATATCCTTCTTTGGTCATAGAAACAGAACCTAATGCTCTTGATGAAACACCCAAATTAACACCGCCATCAAGTAAATTTTTAACAATATTACCGTTTGGTGTATCAAGAATCAGTGCTTTACCTGTAAAAGTATTGTCATTTTCTTTGAGAGAAACAATTCTAATACATGCACGGTCCAAATTAATACTAGGTGTGTCTGGATGACCCAATTCACCTAAAGCACGATTTGTTTCAATCAATTCTTTTGTATAGCGAGTAACTTCATTACGCAAAGTATCCATACGATACATGCGATTATTCTTGTTTACTCTATCTCCAACAAGAAAAGTTCCTTCAATATACATGTGTTTTTTACCGCTTTCTGTCGCTTCGGTAATATGTTTTACTGATTCGATATGTTCGCGTATTAATTTAATTTTAATTCTCCTTCGTATCTTTATGCTTACATCTTTCCATATGATATCTGTGCATTACTAGAAATGGACCTTGATGATTGCAATATTGACATATTATAATTCCTAAATTTCTGAGTTTATTAGGAACTTTTCGTTCTTTATTATATTTTATTAATCTATCAATGTTTTCTTTGGTATTATAATTTTTACCTTTTCTACTGTCGCTCATTTTTTTACGAGTTGCATCACTGGCTTTTTTACCAATTCTGGAATTTCTAATTTTATTTTTAGAATCTTCTGATAGTATTGCGCCTGTTCTAATATTTCCACCCATAATTCCATTTTCAGGAACAAGATTTGCCCATTTTTCTGAATTAACTATATCAAATTCTTCAGAAAAAAATGTAGCAAATTCTTCCAAATCATTTTTATTTAAAAAAGGTTTAGAAATCCAAATAGTGTCCACATTATTTCCATGTTCTTTTAAATGTTGTTTCCAATAAATTCCAGAACCTTTATAATTTAGCACATCTTTTTTTATAGTTTTACCAAAATACATTAATCCAGTATCTTTATGTTTTTTGATGTAAAGATATGTTTCCAAAATTTACATTATCCTATAAGAGCAGTTGCATAGTTACAATCTTTTGTTACTTCCATGACCAAAGAACCACCTGTATTGATTGTTACGACAATACTTTGAGTATTATTATTTGCAAAACTAAATCCAAAATCATCACAACGCAATTCACCTGCATTGTGAAGTGTAATGATTGGAACTGAATTTCTTGTAATAGTAATATTACCGTTTGTTGACCAATTTAATTTTCTGATATTGGCATAATTAACGGTTTCATTAGCATTAGCTGAAAGATTAGCCAAGAAAATCGTTGTTGTTCCAGGATTAACGATATTAATAATCGAAGGTGTTCTAACTGAGTTTATAATTTCGAATGACATTTTATCTTATTCCCATTGATTGACGCCTACGCATTGACATGGTTCTTCTCATCAATGAACGGCGAAGTTTACCTTTTCTAGTTGTTCTCCAAGAACGTTTGAGCAATCTTGCTTTATGCAATCTATCAACTGCTGATATTCGTCTTATCGAAGAACCTTGTATTCTATATCCTTTTATATTACTTCTTTTTCTGTTTCTTTGAATAACAATTTGACCCTTAGCATTTCTTCTAATTCTTCTTCTAATTCTTGTGATTCTTCCCATCTTCACTATATTTGGATTTCGTTTAACTGCTTCGTCCAAATTATATGTCATGTCAACAATATCTTTTTTTAATTCAATCAACTTCTCAACAATTTTAAGTTCCAACTTTTCAAATAATTTTTGCTTTGCTTCATCAAGTTTATTTTCTGTTATTAATTTTAAAAAGTTCATTTGACATGTTTAAAAGCAAAATCGGCAGCTTTCATTAAATGTTGTGGAGATTTGTGCACCATATCTGAAAATTTCTTTTTATTTTCATCATTCAGTGCTTTGTGAACTTGAGTAATAGCCGAAGCCGTAAAATGGTCAACTTTTCTCGTTTCTCCTGATGCAAATTTAACTCTTTGTGCTGACTTGTTATCGACAATTTTATGTAATTGGTCCATCACAGATTCTTCAATCGGCTCAATTTCTTCTGCTTGTATAACACCCGCTGAACCTTTTAAACCATAAGGAACAGAAAAATGTTTATCTAATTGTTTATTGTAATATAAAGCAACTCTCATCTCATTTGGATAAAGTCTAATTGCTGTTCTTTTCAACAATAAAACATAAGGCGGGTCAGGTTCAGCATTAGCCAAAACTTCAGTGATAGGATAACTTTGATTGAAATTTGACATATTAGGAGAAGTAGCCGTTGTTGCCATAGTATTTGCTACATTAGCATTAATAGATGGCTTTTCACCAACTTTAAATCTATGGGCTCTAGCTTTTCTTCCCGATGGTTCAATTTTAAAATCAGATGTTGTTATATCAACAACTTTTTCTTCTAATTTATTTGAATTTTTAAATTCTTTTAATAGTTTCATTATTGTTCTGTATCTGATTCCGTTTCAACTTCGTTAGTATTTTCCAATTCTTGTTCATTATGATTGAACATTGTTTTTGCTAATTCTTCTTTCTGTGCATCTAATGCTTCAAATGCTTTTGCAGAAAGAATATCATTTATATTTTCTTTAGCATCGTTTGCATTTCCTGCTGCAACATTATTTAAAAATTGACCAATATCCATATTATCTCCAATTATTTTCTATTTAGTCTGTTAGAGTAGTTAATTACTTGTGCATCTAACTGTGGCGTTTTTGTTTCTTGTGAATCACTATCATCTTGAGTATTATCTTCTGGTGGATATTGTTGTTGCATTTGTTGATTTTCTTGTTGCTGTTGAAGCATCATTTGAGTTGGTCCACCAATACCTTGTTTTTCTTCTTCTTCGTTTTCTTTTTGCATCTGTTCTATTTCTTCTGTTGAGAATCTTAGAACATTTCTTTTAACCCAATTTGCAGAATAGAATCTTCCAATATATGGGTCAACTACATTTAGTGTTGAGATTCTTTCGCGTAATAATTCAGTATCTCTTAATTCTGTAAAGTGATTATCACGAATATAATCATAGTAAATACTTTCTTTAAATTCATCCCATTCTTCTGAGGTGCAAATACCTTTCAATACGAGTTGTATTCGTAATGCATTGTCGAAAATTTGTGAGAATTTATTACGCAATCTCATAATGAATTTGGTAAATTTAACTTCATCACGGGTAACTTCGGCAGTTCTACCAACACCAATCATACCACCTTGTTGTTGTTCCAAACGTGAAATTGGAACGTTCAATGAATTTAAAAGTTTTTGACGGAAATATTTGACATCTTCCATTTCACCAAGATTTTGACCTGCGGGTAAAGTAGTAATTTCAGTTCCTTTACCACCTTCACGACGAGGCAACCAAAAATCCTCAAGCATTGACATATGTTTACGGTCATCGCGTAATTCACCAGTATTTGCATCATAAACCATTTTATTTTTATACTTAATCATGATATCACGCAAGTATTGTTCAGCTTTACCTTTTGGTAAATTACCTACGTCAATATAAAATATACGACGTTCTGGTGCGCGTGATAAACGGTAAATAACAACAGCATCTTCAATCATACGAAGTTGATTGAGTGGCTTAATTGCTTTATGAAGATATGAAATTACAAAAGTGTTTTTAGCGTCCATCAATCCTGAATTGACATTGATGATGGATTCTGGTGCAATTCTTAAACCAGCATTGATATTACTGGTATATGTTTGTGTTGGTTGACCCTTATCATTGTAAACATAGTATTCTGCCATCGATTCAATAATATTAGCGCCAGTTTTAGGGTCGCGCATTTTCTTTATTTCACGAACTTTACGAATCTTTCTTGGGTCAATAAAACGAAGTTCTTGAATTCCTAATTTTGGATTTGATTCATCAACAAGAACATGATAATAAATTCGTCCATCAATATACCAACGTTTGAAAAGGTCATCTGCCAAATTACTGAAATTCAGCATTTTTAGAATGTTTTCAAATTCTTCTAATATTTTCTTTTTAATTGATTCTGGTTGTTTTAGTTTGTCAAGAACTAGATTTACTGTTCGACCAGTATCATCGTGAGAAATAGCTTCATTAACGATATCATCAATAGCCATTTCCAATTCTGGGTGATTAGCCATTTCACGATATCGTGTAATGAGTTCTATTTCATTTCTAACTGCACCTTCAAGGTCAACATATGTTCCATAATACGCATTTTGAGTAATGGTAACAGCACCATCATCAATCGTGCTTGTTGGAGGAACAAAAGACCTTTGGTCAGGGTTTTGAACCTGAGTTACGTCTGGTTTTCCGAGCGTGAAGCCGAAAAGTTTTATCATTTAACATATCTCCATTCTGTATCATTTTGTAATCTATCCCAAATCATTTTATATGAATATCCTTCAATATTTTTTGATGCGTCACGAATACTATCAAAAATTCCAAATGGAGTTTTTATTTTTTTTGCGTTATTATTATTTGCTCCCGCCTGATTTACATGAGGTCTTTTCCCCCTCATATTTTGTTTATGTTCTTCAGACTTAGGAACATTTTTTAATTTTAATTTTGCTGCTTTAGCTGCTAAAGGTTGAATAATTTTAACCTGTTTTTCCAAATGAATCTTCATTTTTTCTTTTACTTCAGGACGACTTTGACCCAATTTAGTTTTTTTACCATGAAGTTTTTTGTCTATGACAGTATTTCCACCTTGTCCTTCTTCATCACATAAATTTGCCCATTCTTTAGAATTCGTAACATCATACTCTAAAGAATATTTTTTAGCGATTTTTCTAAATTCAGATTCATCTTCTGTAACAAAAAGACATTTTGTTTTGACTTTATTTCCATGTTTTTTAAGATGTTTTGACCAATATATTCCAGAACCGGGATATTTTTCACAATCCAATAGAGAATCTGAAACATGTTTACACAGATATTTTAAACCCGTGTCTACATGTTCTTTGACAAGAAGGTATATTGCCATTAATAAATCATCCTATAAAAAATTTTGAAAGAGGACCGAAGTCCCCTTTCTTAGACCACACCATCTGCTACCGATTCCCACCATTGGTAAGATAGGCTAACAGAAAATTCTTCAATTGTATCATTTGAACCCCAATCAACATCAATTGGAGTAATGTCTGTTGGGAATAAACCAACAAATTTATATTTTTTCAAAGTGTTACCATTTTTACCAAATTGAGTAACATCACCGTCAACTGTGTAACCCAAAGGTGCTAATGCTGCTGGATTACGAACATT